CTATAATCTGTAACGTATATTGTGGTAACGTTTGTGGCACCATCATAGACCGCAGAGTTAATTATAGCAGTTAGAACTTCTCTATTATTTAGTGAGTTTGGATTAACGATTTGTTCAATAACGTAGCCACTAATCGCAGAAGATGCATAGTTTCCTGGTACTGTAAGAACTTTTCTATTATCAAATGTTAACGGAAAGTTTAATCTATTTGCAGTAACACCAACAACGTTTTGACTTTCAAACACTCTATCTATAGAAAGCTTTGTGTCGTTTTGAATTTGAGTTACAGTATAGTTTTGACCAGAAATAACAATGATGTCATTAACTTCAAGCTCTTGTGTGAAAAATGTAGAAGCACCATTTACTAACGTACTATTGTTTAGAACGCTAATTGAGCCAGCAAGTACAGTTGTAGAGGCTACTTCATTATTAAAGTTAGGTCCTCTCAATAGTCCTACTTTAGTGTACGTACCTGTGTTAGGTATACGTGTCTCTGAACTCGAAATTACATTAGCAACAACTCCGATATTACTCATAGCAAGTTCTAATATAGGATTTGATCCATGACCACCTTTGGGTGATATGATTGGTCTTAGTGTAATAGATCCTTCTCTATCTGTCAACCCCTCTGGCAAAACAACCTTTGCAGTAGCGAAAGTATATCCTCCACCGAAGTTAACAATTTGAATATCTGTCATACGACCATTTGTATCTAAAACTGCATAAGCAGTTGCATCTGGAGAGATGTTAATAATTTCTGGATTCGATGATTCCCCTAAGTTGCTTTTAGAGATTTTAATCTTCGGTAAGATTTGACAACTCAAAACAGTGTTCGATGGGTTTGGGTTAGTCTCTGTAGATATTTCTACAACATCAGTAAAGCCTGCTGGTCTTTCTGACGCTACGATATCATATACAGAACCATCTACTACAAGATACATACCAACATATGAATTGCTATCTGCTCTTGCGGTGAAAGCTGCATCTATTTTAATTCTTGAAACAAATCCAGTTCCACTTTGCACAGTGTTTTCTATATTACTTAAGCCAACTAGATAAGGTAAGAATAAGTTTTGAGCAAAAACATCGTTCTCAACGATTTTAATATTGTAGATACCATCATTAGATGCGTCTTTAATATTTTGGTTATCTTGATCAAGAACAGGATTAAATGGTAAATCATTAATAGTTTGGTGACGTGTGTATTCCGATGGCTTTATTTCAAACATATACTTCCAGTAATAACCATCACCAGTAAAAAAGAATCCATCTTCGTCAACTTCAAATATAGCTGCCGATGGTAGTACTGTAGAAGCGGCACCGTTGTTATTCTTAATACACTTATATACTCTATAGTTACCTTCGTTGATATTACCCTCTAGAACAGTTACATACATGTTAAGAATAGATACATCTGATCTATCATCGTATTCGTCATAGATAGTATCTTCTACCCACAATCTCTTTTGAAAAAGAAATCTTAAGTCTGAGCTAACAACTCTTGTTCCAAAAATTACACGACGAAGAAAATTGAATTTATCATTCTGCGTATTCGTGACCTCACCATCTTCATTGTTATATGAAGAACCAATAATATAGTAAGAGTCACTGTTGAAAGTGTTATAAAACTCTCTAGCATTTTGAACTCTAAAATTTTCAGTAATTACTTTTGCCATCTCTCAGCCTTTTAAATTTCTATAGTCTCTAACCCAACAGTCTCAACTGCGATTAGATTTTCTAGGTTCTCTGTTGTTAGTATCTCGCCGTCTTCAGTAGAGAAGTCTTGTACATTAAATAGCTCTGTATCAATCTCAATATTAATGTTAGGTACTAATTCACTTCTTGTATTTATAAGTGGTGAATTGAATAATTTTGTACCTGCTACAGAAAGCATGTCTTCTACAACTTCTGTGTAGTCGTTTGGTGAGATTTGCGAAGAGATTTCATATGAATATTCTTGATAGTAATAGTTATCGTGTATTACTCGACCAGGTTCATTTAAGAATGATGTAGTTGTTTGTGATACACCATCAGTGAATCCTGTACCAGCAACTGTTGCTACACCCTTTGCGACTACTGTTGGAACAAGTTGAACTTTACCAAAGTCATCTAATTCTAATTCGCCTAATTCATCTCTCTTTGCTCTATCTGCTACTAAGTCTACGATCTCGCCATCGGTGTAATTGTATCCTGCGTTAGTTACAGTAACACTTTCTATTTGCCCAATACCAAACGTTGCTTCTGCTTCTAGTATAGCATCAGTACCTATCTCAGCGCTTTCTGTATCTTTTCTAATACCCGCTATAGTGTAATCAATCTCTCGTATGGTTATTGGCAGATCGTCATCTAACTCATAGAAAGTTCTGTGACCAAAGAAGAAGTTATCGTTAGCATCTCTACGTAAAAATTCAGCTTTAGCGGTATAAGAGTTTCCGTTAAATAAAGTAATTTGTTGTGATGCAATGTCACCTGGTATTAGTAGTGGTGGTTGACCTTCGAAGTTAATTATGTAGTCGTGCTTTTTAAACTTAGAGAAAGTTGTTTGTTCTGCAACTGCATATGCTTCGTTGATATAATCAAATCCATTATCATAAATAAAGAATCCACCAACACCACCAAGTGTGAATTGCTCTTCAATAAATGCGTCTTCAAACGTAGTGTTGATATCTACTACAGCAACGTTTGTAGGTGACCCAGACATGTTGTAGTTTGTGTCATCTAATCTTACTGATAAAAAGTCACTTATCACATCGGTAATTAGATTTACCGTTTCTGGATCATGTAACTCATCAACAGCGAATGAAGCTGAGTCATTAAACGTACCGAAGTTCTTACCTTTAAACGTAACTGGCGAACCGCCTACTGTACGTTGTAGAGTAACATCTGTGAATAACCAAACATCTCCAGAGTATGTCCAAGTTAGACCGTCTTGAGAATAGGTATCACCATCACTTGGTGTACCTGGAAAGTTTATGATAGATGGTACTTCAAATTTTTCTGCTGGAGAACATCTCAAGAACAATAGAGGCGGCTCATACTTAATAACAAAGCCGTTCGATCCAGAGTTGGGTTCTACAATCACTTCATTTTCTGTAAACTCACCAAAGATAAATTTACTAAACTTTTCAACAATTTTCTTTTGAGCATCAGTGTCGGTGAACTTAGCTGCATTATAAAATATCTTAGAATCCGATGCAGTAATGATTCCATCGATATTTAAGTCACCGTTTTGAAATCCGTTTTCGTCAATCGCTTGAATGAATGTATGAAGTTCTGCATCGTGTAGTGTTCCACTACCGTTCGCTACAGCATCAAACTCTTCTTTTATTTGTTCTATTGTTAGACCTGATACAGTTTCTGGCTTGACAGGAATAACTTGATTAGATATGTAGATATCAGTAATAGTATTTTTTCTATACAAGTCAATCTTCGTACCTAAATTAAAAGCTTTTTCTAAAGGCTCACTTAAAGTAATTTGATGTAATGTTTGACCTGTTGTAGTAACTGATGTGATACCATAGTATCTTCTACCACCTTCTATTCTAATAGATTGTGTATCGGTGGGTGCATCTTGTCCTGGGAAAGTTGTAACAAAAATAGTTGGATCAAACTCAGAAGCGTTTTGATCTAAAGTTAATCTACCTTGATGTAAAGGAACAGTGTATCCATAGCCAGGCTTATTAACTTTTAAATTTAATTCACCAACTGATCTTTCAGATACTTCTTTGATAGACACTCTTCCGTATCTACCCTTTTCCGATCTTGCTCTAATGATCTCACTTTCAGTATTACCAGTAGCCCTTGCTTCACTTTTTAAAACATCTAATGATATTAAAGAGCCAGCAATCTTTGGTTGTTTGAAAGAGATGGCACCGGTCTCAACATTCACTGTTCCCAATCTATCGTCAATATTAAACTCACCAACAAGATCAGATAAAAATAAAACAGGAGTAATAGAACCAAAGAAGTTTTTAAATGTTATTTGATTAATAAACGCATTAGCTTTTGAAGTGTCGCCTATAATCTTATCGCCTCTTTTGAAAGGATAATCTTCTACAGATGTTACACTTTCCATTTCGATATAACGATTAAATGTAAATACAGAGTCAGATGGTTTTAAAAGACTTGTGCTTGGATAAAATATATCAATTTCTTCTTCAAAGAACATTCGAAAGAATATTCTAATACTTTCTTCTGTGCCCTTTGTTGTGTAAATATCATTAATGTGTTTAATAATAAAACGAGTATCTACAACACCTTCGAATGGTAGTCCGTTTAGATATTTGTTTTTGAAGTATTTTAGAAAATTATCATAGGTCGTATCAATATCACGAATAGTGAAGTTGTCTCTATGAATTCTTGTATCTAAAAATTCATAATACTGTTTGGTAAACTCAACAAAAAGGTCCCCTTCTTCCCTAAACACATCAGGAAATTGAAACGGAATGTCAGACGCTATTTTGTTTCTTATGTTACGCATTAGACTGAATCCACGACTACATTAATATCTTTTTGTCTAATTTGTAATATTCTATCTCTTTGACTTATAACATCATCGTTAGCAGTTTTTACACTTAGTCTAATCGTATCACCTTCGTATCCATCAAAGATTATGCTACTTAAACTAACTTTACCAGTTGCGTAATCAATCGTGCCTATGTTTCTTTTGTGAATACTAGTTGTAGCCACATTAGACTTGACTGCAAAGATGATGCCTACACCATCGTCTTGTAGATATACTTGCTCACCATCGATAGTAAAGACGGTAGAAGTTAAAGATGATTGATATGTAGATAGACCATTATCTTCGTTATATGGGTATGGTTGATAAAGTGCATTATTGAATTCAAACGTAGGACTCTCTCTTAGACCGATTGGTGGAGTGTAGTCGATAATAGCAGAAGACTCAATCTCTGTACTAATGATAGCTACATCAATTGCATCAATCAAATTAGCTACTTGAGAAGAAGGATATCTTGCATTAAAGCCATTGATATTCTTGTCTGCATATGACATGATAGCATCATAGATAAGCGTTCTAATTTGATTTGCTTGCTTAGGAGTTTTTAGAACATCGTACTTAACTTTCACATCTAGTCCAACATTCAAGAACTTAGTAGGTACAAAGACAGGCTCAATAGTAAGAGGCGTTTTGTCCTTTAAGTACTCTCGGAATGCAGATAACTCAGATGCTGTAGCACCTTCTCCATTCGCAACATCTACTGCGATAACGACACGCCCATATTGAGGTGTGTCTAACTCATCACCACCAAATACTGATACTGAGTTAATGTTAGGAAAACGTCTACGCAATAGAACATCGTAATCTTTTTTAGTTACGGCACGTTCTTGAATTTGTTGTGCTTTAGGTGCAAACATTTTAATCGAGTCCAAAGTCTCTTCGTCTCTACCGCCATCAGAAAATACTGTAATAACAGTTGCGATAGATAATGCTTGATTTAAAGTTCTATTTGCTATTGAAATACTAGTAACGCCATTTGCTTCTGCGCCATTAGTAATTCTATAGTTAGCTAGAATAACATCTGTTGAAATGGGTTCTACGCCAAAAGTGTTCTTACCAAATTGTACACTATATCTACTATCTTCTTCTGGTTGTAAGTAAAATACTTTATCTGATGAAGTTACACCAAAGATGTCACCCTTTTGAATATATTCTACACCATTTACTGTAATACGTAAACTAGTTGTGTCTATGTTTGAATTAGATAGAATTGGGTTATCAATTGAGACAGCTTCTTCTACCATACGACCTTCATATACAATAACACCATTTATGATAAACGTATTACCAGATGTTCTTTCTGCAATATATTCTTGCTCTGTTATAAACGAATATGTCTTATCTCCACATCTTGCGTTGAACTTAGTATATCTAGGAATCTGAAAGAAGTTTGATTCTTGATCCGCTAAGATAGTTAAGTTTATAGTTGCGTAAGATGAACGTCTACTAGAAGGTAGATAGTTTAATTCTTTTGCATGTGACACCACACTATTTTTATTTTGAGCGGAGTCAAGGAACATTTCTGAAATCACTACATTGTTATAGTATTGATTGTAGAATGTATTATACGCTAAAACATCTAGTAGCACATTAAGGTTAGACCCTTCGAAATTAAAATCAGCAAAACGATCTTGTGCTTGAAGATACGTCTTAAATGACTCTTTCATTTCAAAAAAGTCTAACTGATTGATAGGTGTGAAATCTGACATTATCTGATCCTAGTTAGTGTTACATTAAATGTTATAGGTGTCTCTCTATTTATGACATTAAATACAATATTAACGACTGCTGTATTGTCATCGGGCCCAGTAGCAATATCTAAACCTATTACATTACATCTTGGCTCATTATATTCGATCATTGCTCTTAGTTCTTGCTTTGCAGTTTCTATAGTTACTGGATCAAAGTTTTCGAAAAGCATATCTCTAATAGAGCTACCAAAATTAGGCTGAAATAATCTTTCACCCTTTGAAGTAGTTAACAAGTTTTTCAAGGATTGCTTTACAGATTCCTCATTCGTCTTACGAGCAAGGTCAAAGTTCACAGGACTTAACGTGAAGTCTGTGTGAAAATCTGAATAGATTTCTCTTTGCTTTTTAAGAGGCGTAATAATTGCCATTGTGTATCCCTTGTTTACAAGTATTTATACTAAGTTTAACCGTTTCTAAACAGATTAGCTTTATGCATCATAAGAACCGTTTCCCAATCAAGAAAAGTGCTTCTGGGTACTGGGCTCTCACTATTTTTCTGAGCGTCGGGTGTATAACCAGCTATCCAATATGTTCTTTCTCCATGTGGTCTAATGTCAAGATGTATGAATGAACTATAAACCCCTATTCCGGTAAATCCTTCTTGGCTAGCAAACTTTGCTAATTCATATCTTTGAGTTTGTGCCAGTTGACCGTAATAAACATCGATTGCTTTACCAGATGAATGCTGTGAAGATGTCTTACCTTTACCAGGAGAAATAAACGCATTATAGTATTCTGATCTATACGCACTTGTTATCTTCATTGGACCTTCGCCAAATCTATCAATAACTCTTTTTAATCTAATCCACACTTCTGCAAGGTTTTGGTTTCTCCATCCAGAACCATCAAAGTGGTGGCTAACCTCATATATTCTTT